TATAGTTGCCATCCTTCGTACAATAGTCAATGTTTTGTTGTGCAGTGCCCTTGCACTTTTCCCAATGTGGGTTGATGTCCCACTTGAACTTTTCCATTGGTCTAAATTTTGTGGTATGTTCGACAAATCCTTGCAAATGTGGTGTGCCATTTTCACCAACTTCTCTGCCGATAACATACTTACACCCAGCTTGCTCGAAATCGGTGACCACTTGAGCCAACTCAGTTTCGGTATAATTATTGTGCGTAAAACACCAGCTTTTAGATGCAGAAATTCTTTTTTTTGGAGGAGGTTTAGTATTACCCTCCTCCATCTGAGGTTGAGCCAATTGAGCCATAATGTTTTATATGTGTCTACAAAAAAAATCCATGTCGGGTGACCAAAGTGACCAGACCAAGAATTATTATATTATTCTATGTAAACAGCAGTACTCTGCCCAAATTCACAATTGGATGCCCACCCGTCGTTTCGTTAAAGCCCCGACCGTCGTACGCACGGCGCGTCGTAAACAAGCTGTACAAACTCGCCGACGCTCTGCTCGATCTTCTACGCTACGTACGAAGAGGGGTCTGAATAAGACCGAGCGCAAACAAGTATCAGACATCGTAAATTCGAAGGCTGAATCCAAATACTTCAAGAGCGACAACGGACTTCAGGGACAGGCCCTGAAAGTCCAAAGCGACACCGCCAGTAACCAGGAAATTATGGTCCGCGGGTTTACCGTCGGCCCTGGCGGGGTTGCTATCGGCAACGAGACATACGGATACGAAGGCACCGGTCTGGCACAACGCGCTATTACGCCGATGTTTATGGCACGAACGTTCGATGCCAACGATCTCAACGATGAATATCAGAATCAGATCCCAGACGGTAAGTATGTCATGCCCGCCATGTCACGCTGCACATGGCGTCTACACCGAGATAAGGTCGCGACATCTGACTCTTTGTTAGAGAAGTCGGCCGCCCCGTACGTTATCCGGTTCATCCGTGTTAAGCCACGTCAGTCTAAGTTTTCAGACGTCGATATTGTACCTCGACTCGATTTGTTCATGAACAATTACGGCCATGCATATGGTATTGAGTCACCGACCAATGCATACCAAAAGAATTTTGGGCTTTTTGAAATGCAAACATCGAAGATAAACAGCCGTAAGTATATTGTATTACAAGATTCTATGTTCACAATGAATGCACCTTTAACATCAACACTGATCGACGCAGACTTTTTATCAACTATGCAAAGCACCTCATCACAGAAGCTTATCACGACTAATCACAAACAGCCTAACAAGCTGTACTACGCCGGTGGGTACAACACCGCAGACAACCGCGAACCACTCGCCGGTCAATCCAACGAGATGATATTCATCCACGTTGGCGTTCTTGGCACCAACACCAAGAGCGTGCCTCTCAGTATGCGCATTGACGTGAAGCCTGTTTCCACGTTCAAGGACATTTAGTTTTATGAGACCGCTGCGCAGCAGCAAAAAGAAAGGCGGGTTTGGGGGGGCCGCCCCCCCATGCCTTAGTCGTCGCCATTGACGGCATTCTCAGACCAACTGCGTTCCAACGGCCCCGGTTCGGCGTCGTCTATATTTTTGATCACCCATCGATCAGCCTTCATCCTACTAGTGTCCGGGGGGAAGTTCGAGAATACGAACAAATGCGGACACGGATCACACACCGTACCGCCCTCATATTTCCCAGAATAGAAGAACGCATCCTTCACATTCTCAATCGCCTCATATGACAAGTAATCTGAGTTATACGAACACGGAATCGGAAATACGCACAAGTCCGGGTAGCTACCCTTATCCTTTTTCCACGTTAATGCACCATTTCGTACATCTGCTCCCTTACCACATAGACAACACGCATCGTGGTGACATGCCAAATACTTACAGAATGTAGTTTTTCCCATGTTCCCGGCCTCCGACCAATACCAGTAGACCGTACGATCGTCTGGTTCCGTCTTGATGATCTTCAGTATGTCAATCTCCCATGGTTTATCCATAGGTGGGAACGTAAGTTTCCTCTTCATCTTGATATTTGTTTTATAGTTGCCATCCTTCGTACAATAGTCAATGTTTTGTTGTGCAGTGCCCTTGCACTTTTCCCAATGTGGGTTGATGTCCCACTTGAACTTTTCCATTGGTCTAAATTTTGTGGTATGTTC